GTACTCCAGGAGAATACTCCTGAGCCATTGTTCTTGAGGAAGGTGTTGGCTCCCCCCTGGTCAGCTGGGAGAGTCAAACTGTAGGAGGTTCCGATGGTTGCCGGTGATTGGATCGTGATCGAGTCAGTTCCGTCACTCAGGACTGGTCCAGTCTGCGATCCCAGCTTGTAGATTTTAACCCAATCATTATTGGTCGAGTCTCTGATCTTGAGAACATCACTTCCATAGGCTGTATCATTGGTGTCAATCCAGTTGGAGTATGCCTGGATGGTCCCAGGTGCAGTGGCTGATGCAAACATTGTGGAACACAGATTAAATGCTGTGTTGATATCTCCAACGCTTGTGGAGAGTGGATCACTTGGTGTGATCGGTGTATACGCCATCAGATACTCCTAGACCAGGCTACCAGTGAGGAACAGTTCTTCCATCACAGGGGAGACTGTTGAACTTGTTACATTGAAGGTGACTCGAACTCTGACATATCTCCAGGAATTGATCCAAACAGATGCGACCGTTGCCCCATAGATGAGCTGGGTTTCATTGAATGGAATCCAGTCTGAGTAAGTGACATCGTTTGAGCTGATTGCATAGTCAATCTGAGCAGTGGTCTCCCAGAGATCTGGATTGATCGACCCTGACCAGTTGGAATCCTGACCGATTGCTGATGACCAATCGTAAGCTGTAGAGCCTGTCCAGGTCTTTGTTGTGACCTGCCTCCACTGCAAGACCACCCCGAGGGTCCACTGGCGAGATCCTCCCATGTCCAGGTCGACACTGCTTTGGTATACCCCGTTGACTCCAGGGGTGGTGAGTTCCAGTTCCTTGGTTGTGGTGTTCACTGTTAGATTCGTCTTGGATCCTGGCCAGGTGCTGAAACCGACTATCCGATCATTGTGCTGTGTTAGATTCCCTGAGCTGCCCCAGACTGGTAGTGGATCTGAGAATTGGCCAGTGCCGATAGTCCCGTACTGCTGAGAGAGGCTGATGGCTCGAACAAAGAACACCTCATCCACTTGGGTATTCCCGCCTGTGGTGCTGTTGATTGTGGGTGCCCAGTTGCTTGTGGTGAGTTCCAAGGAGTTGGTCTGCCCCAGGAATGTGGATCCATTCCAGGTGGATCCTCTCCTCACTTCATAGAGTGAAACAGATACATTCTCGACCGCATCCCAGGAGATTGTGAGGAGTGGTCCGCTCCTGCTGACCGTGACATTGAGAGGAGATGCTGGGATACTGGCGACCCCCTGAGGGGTGATCAGTACACTGGAGCAATCCCCTACCTGCTTAGACGCTCCAGCTGGAGAGACCGCAAGAACCGTGATCTCGTAATCTGCCCCGACGATGAGATCATCGAGCATGAAGGAGTTTCCTGGCCACTCAACTTCCCCCTGGAAGCTGTAATCATCTGAGGTGGTAGGGATTCCAACTCCTCCAGTGGTGGTCCCTGTGACCCTTGCCCAGACCTGGGCACTCCAGATGTTCACTCCATCTGGATAGGTCCAACCAGCTAGAACCTGAGTTCTTGGTTGCCCCATCGTATCGATCCCTGAGACCTCAACAGCAGTCAGGTTGGATACACATCCTGGAACAATCGCAGGATCTGGGAGATCTGAGTAGGTGATCGTATCCAGCTGGCCGATGGAATCCTCATGGATTGCTGCATCGTAGATGGCACCTTTGATCTTCCTGGATAGATCTCCCTGGGTGACGATCTCACTGATCACAATGGGCCTCGAGGTGATGTTCTGTCTTCCGAAGCTGTACAGATCGAACTGTGCTGGATTCACTGTCCATGCCAGGGATAGGGTGAGATCTGATCCTGCTGCATAGTCTCCAGCTGCACTGGATATGGTCCTGGTCTCCCGGTTGTCATCTCCTGAGGTTCTGATCATGACCTCATAGGTGATGCCGCTATCCAGGGTGACATCTCGATCCAGCTGGATGGTGGTGGCTCCACCGGCAACCACTCTTCCAGAGTGCCCCCACTGAGGAACATCGTGAGCAACCATGATCAAGTCGCCTGGTTCACAGGCTACTGCATCGATGTCTGCTTCAAACTCCACCGTTTGATTGAGTTTCTCCACATTCATTCTGAATCGAGCTTCTCGCAGTGCTTGGCTCTCCCTGGTGATTCCGATGAGGTCGATTGCCTTGGGCCTCTGAGGTTCTCCAGCCAGTGTGGAGTCTGGGTCATCCACTCCAACCACATCAGATTGATAGTCAGCAGCTGCATTCAGGTACTTGATCTCATATCTGGTGGGGCGATCTACTCTGGAGATGTACTCCTGTGCCCAGGAACCCTCAACGATATTCCCCATCGTGAAGAGCTGAGTTGGGGTTCTGTCGTATTCATATTTGATCTTGATCGTATCGCCGACCATGACCAGGACTGCTCTGGCAGTGGCACAAACCCTGAGGATTGCAGTCCATGAATCGAGACCACTGGCACCGAATACACCATCGAACCGGCATCGGGTTTCGCTCCCGCCGTAGCCATCATCCACCAGTTCTGCACACCAATCCCCCCAGGACTTGAAGGAGACCAGATCAATCATGGAAGCATCGATCCAGTTCCCGAGTCCATATCTGTTATTTGTCAGGAGGTCGTAAACCACCCATGCAGGGTTGCAGTAGTCAGGAGAATCATCCTCCCAGGTTGCACCATTCCATCTCTGGATCTTCCGTCCTCTGACTTCACTGATGATCCTGGGAAGGTCAGAATTCATGGATCGATCCGCTTGGATAACCAATCGAGTGCTGGCCACTCCAGGATAGGTCAGATCATTGTATTGGATCTCGACGACCCCATCGAGGTTGATGCCGGTTCGACGATAGATATCCGGCCCCCAGGTGGTGAATCGTGCAACTTCGATATCGTAGAAGTCAAATGTTGGGAGAGGGAGTTCTACGGTAGATGTGAATGGTGAGAAGCTGAGAGCAGTGAATCTTGCCCAGTAGTCAGGCATGGGTGTTTGCTGCTGAGTTCCGCTGATTGTAGCAGTAGCTCCAGAGATGCTCCCTGTGATGGTCTCACCATTTTGGAAAGTCCCTTGGCCTGTATTCTGCCAGGTGAAGATGTAGAGAGGGGAGGTTCCATCAGCAGTATCAATAGCAACTGTACCAGTGGCTCCAGAAGTCCCACCAGTGACCACCTCGAGCCTCTGGAATGGTCCGCTGGTGATGGCTCCAATGTTCAGGTAGTAGGTATCTGGGATGAAGAAATCTGCCCAGTCTGTCCAGGCTCCAGCTCCAGATCCAGTGTCGCTGGTTCGATATCGCCACTCGACATCAACTGGAACTGCAAAGACATCTCCATCGCTCTGTGATTCCACCAATCCATTGTAGTGGAGGATGTTGAGATTGACCTGGTTGACCTTTGCTCCAGTGGAGTAGGAGAGGGATGGTCCCCTGGTCCATGTGCTGATGTCGGCTGTTCCACCTCCTGGGAGTAGCTCTTGATCGACCGTGACTACAGAGGTCGTGCCGATGGTATCGTGAGCTGTTTGGGTCAGATCCCCGTATCTGTAATCAGCTGTAACTGTGGGAGCTAGATAGTTGGAAATGGAGTTCCCGTTGATGGTGAGATCCAGCCATGCATCAATTGGTCCTTCACTGACTCCGACGATGACATCCAGGGTGTTTCCGTATTGATTGCCCGTCTGATATGGGTTGTTCCCTGTGAGGTTGGTTTCAAGGTAGTTCCCGCCAACCTTGTGAGTGCCATATACAATTGGGATGGGCATCCCTGACTCTGTACGGTTCTGGATTCCAGAGAAGGCATATACTGGATCATCTGCCTCGAGTGTCTCTGGAGGTTCAAAGACTCCGAGGAGATCTGCTGCCACATATGAGATGGCCATGCTCACAACAGCATTGACCAGTGCTTCAGTGATCATTGCCCAGGTGAGAGCCTCTCCTGGTAGCCTCACAAAGATCAGCTGATCACCGGCAATCGGAGTAATGCTCTCCCAGTTGGAATAAACATGAGACTTCCCCTCCAGGATGACTGCCCATCCTGGTCCAGAGCCTTCTGGAGCAATCGAGGAGACCGACTCTCCAGGCTCCAGCTCTGCATGGTATTTCTCCCTGACCGTGACTGGCATCAGGCATTCCAGGATGGCGATCTCAATTTTCAATTGAGCCTCCTGAATGCACTGGTTGTGGAGTATGTCTGATGATGAATAGGGTGAATGGATCCAGGCACTTCCAGCGGATGATTCCTACTCCGGTTTTCTTGACACAATGGAGGAACTTATCTTCTCCGATGTAGATTGCCAGATGTCTGGCGTAGTGCCTCCCATCTGGAGTTCTGTCCTTGTGATCCCCTCTGATCAGTGCGAGGTCACCGATCTGTGCAGGGGTATCAATGATCCTCCAGTCCATTGGATTGCTTCTGAGAAATGACCAACCACGAGATCCAAAGTTGTAGAGAATGTCTGCTGGTATATCGAGTGGCCAGTGGAGTCTCTTGAAGACTTCGATGGTGAGTCCGTAACAATCGAATTTGTCTGGTCCGCAGGCTCCCTCGAGATAGGGTTTTCCGATCAGGTCATCGAATCTTGGATGTTTCATTCAGATCCTCCTCCTGGGAATCCCTGGGAACCCCCCGTATCGACCGGGATGAATCGCAGTGCTTCCAGCTGCTGTGTACAGACTCCCCTGGTAGGTGCATCCGTTTGGACCATTGAGAGACTTGTCACAAGTTGCAGAGTCCTGGGAGGCACTAGAGGATTCCCATCCACACTCAGTGCCTTTGAATGCGAACCGGCATCTAGATCTCTGGAACCTCTGATGAGGGAATGCAACTGCCAGGAATGGATGCTGGCTCAATCGGAAGGAAGCCCCCTCCTCTGAGATAGAGCTGGCTCGAACCGTGAATGTGTTTGTGAGAACTGAAGCACTGTCCTCAAGATCAGAGGTGTGAACGATCCTCATGATGACTGGACAATCGAGCAGACCATTTCGATGCTCCATGAATCCCTGGATTTCCCTGCTGACATTTCCCACAACCAGATTGACCACTGGGAGATCACCCGTGCTGGTCTCTTCCATGACCTCAAAGCCAACTGGGAAGGGTCGATATATTTGACCGGCAAAGGTGATCTCTTCCTCATTGTTCACCAGATAGAGTCTCTCGATGGTGGTGACCTGGATTTCAAACAGAACCAACCAACCATCAGAACCTTGTAGGAGGTTCTTAGCAGTCTTGAGAGAGGCTGAGAGAGATCTTGACACTATAACACCTCGACCACTTCACCTGAGACTCGCTTGGCATCTGGAGCCAACCAGGAAGTGATGAGATCAGAAACCAGAGCAACCTTGACAGTGGATCCATCGGGTAGGGTCAAGGTTGAGACTTGCTCACCTCCTCTTCTGGCCAGGAAGAATGCTTCCAGGGTGTCTGCATTAGTTGATGAGAGAGTCCAGGAGAGTGTCCAGGCTCTTCTCGTGAGTGTCCCCAGTGGTCTGGTCCCGGTATATGCTAGCTCGAACCTGGTCGATTTCCGCCTGATCAGCTCAGATCCAGACTCGACAAAATCAGGAGTAAAGGGAATCGATCCCTGGGAAGCTCCCTCTCCATTGAGAGAGATGGTGATTGTCCCGGTGATATGAGTGGAGGGACTCCAGAATGCTTGTCCAAGTTTCCCTGGTGGCCCGCCAATCTGGGTGCCGATGATCCCCCTCCCAAAGGTCAAAGGGTATTGAGTCCCTGGTTGGAATCTCAACTGGACTCCAAGATATCTCCCCTGAAGGTCTGGGAGTTCATGTTGGATCGGGAATCCAGATACAGTGCCAGGATTAATGGTGGTCCATGTCGATCTGGAGAAGAGGGAAGATCCGATCCCAGAGGGGAGGGTTTCAGCTGCAACTGCTCTAAATTCCATATATCCACCACCCAGGTTGCTGGCATTCTGGAACTGGAGAGCTTGCCAGTATTGTGCTGAGTACAGAGAGTCGATCCAGGAGGTTGCTGCTGGCCCGGTAGGAGTATAAGTCCTGAGAGCATAGACCGCTGGTGTGGCTTCAAAATCACTCACCCCGGTTGTCCCCGCTGTGGCAACATCGGATCCCTGAGACCTCCACCAGAAGATCCTGTCATCGGTTTGGATCCCTACCCTGGAAAGTTGCTGGGTTCCCCCAGAGAGGTCAGGAGGGACGCTGGAAGCAACCCCTGTGATCTGCTGGTGGTACGCTGTGCCATCTGAATAAACCCTGAGATCAATGGTTCCTGTCGATGAGTCTTGGTTCCTGATAAATCGATAGTAGAAGGGTTTAGGTTGGGTTGCCGATCCAGCATCTGTGAGAGGGATATTGATCTCATCCAGGAGGTAGGTATTCAATCCTGTTCCAGCTGCATCAGATTCGACCCACTCAAAATTGATGGTGGTTGCATCACTCCTGGAGAGTCTCAATGCCCCCCTGGGATAGTCCACCCCTGCATGATTTCCCAGGTATCGATAAGTTCCAACAGGGAAAGGAGCAACCACCATCATGATGGCTTCCTCCCAGTAATGGCCAATCCCGATCAGGTAATTGCTGCCAGTGCTATCTGACAGGGAGGCATCGATGAATCTTGCACCTATCTCAGTGATTGAGATTGGGTTTGCCAGGGTTCCTGTTGCTGAGGTGTCGAGATTGCCGCTCGAGGTGAGGGATTGTTCATTGGCAAAGAAGTTCTCAACGCTGGTGGATCCCGTGACTGTTGGGAATGCTCCAGCTGGAACCTCCATCTGTGGTCCGATGGTGGACTGGGTGAGAACTCCACCATCATAGGCGATGGGAGTGGCTCCCCCCCCGCCATCATCGACAAGTGCTGCGAGGTTGTCCCAGTAGAAGGTGGTCCAGCTCATCTGGAGAATCCCCGCCTGGTGGACCTGGCATTCTGGAAGGCTGCCACAATCGATCTCTGACCGGCATCACTCAGCAGGAGACTCTTGATGCTGGCTGCATCCATTGCCTGGATGGTGATCGAGAAGGAATCTGCCTGCCCTCCACCACTCATGGCCACAGGGATCGACCTCCCATCAGGGAGAGGGACAACCGCTTCATTGTGCTTGCCTTCTCCGACAAGCCCCAGAGTGGGCCTGGTCACAACTCCACCAGTGGCAAACGCCTGGATGGGAGTGAACCCCCCTGGGAGACTACCTCCAGTGGCAAACTTCTGGACAGGAGTGAATCCGCCAGCAATCCTCCCGCCTTTTGCATCTCCAGAGACATTCGCAGTAGTGTCAGTTCCTGCACTTGGAGTGGTCAGATCGAACCCCAACCCCTGGAGGAACTGAAGCACAATTTTATCTGCCATGAACTTGTTGAGAGCAGAGAGCATCGCAGAGAGCATCGCTTTCCAGGCATCGCTGGCGTTTGCAGTCCCTGCGACAACTTGATCAAAGAAATTGGCCAGAGCATTCTGAGCTGTCTGGAGGATGGCTCCCCGCAGCTCATCCACTGTCATAGTCCACTGCTCCATCGCTTCTTTGGCTCTATCGATGGGAGCAACTTTGAAAACCAGACCAATCATGGAGAGGACAGATTGCCATGCTTGCTTGGTCTGCTCGAGTTTTGCTGCCCCGATGGCGTTGTCCCAGGCAACTCCGATCCCTGAGACTGCCTCCTTCAGCTGTTGGATTTTCTGAAAGAGACCGGTATCAGTGAAGGATGGAAGCTTCAATTCTGGGATCTTGAATGCAGCAGCTATTCCCTGGAGCCTGGTGAATCCAGCTGCAACCAGAGCATCGTATCTGGAATATGCTGCACCGGCCTCATCCCATCCTCGCTTCAGCACATCTACAACTGCCTGGAACCATACAGGGACTTTGGAGACCGTGACCGTTGCATCTAGATCAAGCAATTGTTGTCTCAGTTTAGCAATCTGCTCGATCTCTTCTTGCCCCAGAGTTCCATCAGAGAGGTCTGAGAGAGACTGCCAGAGTTTCTTCCTGGATTCATCTACATCCAGAATCCCTTGGAGCAGTGCATCAGTTTCTTGAGATACTGCTGTATTCAGTTCTGCAAGTGCATCCCCACCTTTGACAGCATCCCAAAGTTCTCCAACTGCTGATGAAACCTTGTCCCATTGGGACACCATGATGTCGTTATTTCGACCTGAAACCTTGACGAACTCATCAAATGAAGCTCCAACATTTCCCATCTTGGAATCGAAGGTATTCGCCCAATCATCCAGCTGGTCTGACGCTGCATTCAGGAACTCAAATTCACCCAGGTTTTCAGGCATGACCGCATCTGAGAATATGTTGTTGAGTTTCCAGGAGAGTTCTGCTGCACCTTTGATGAGTGCTTTGAAGGTTCCCAGCAGCAACCGGAATGGAGCTAATATGGTTTTATTAATCACACCCGCTAGGTTGTACAACATCGCACTGAGGACTCCACCAGCAGCTTTAACTTGTGCCGTTATCCCGTGAATCAAATTGTTTGATAAGTTGCTGAAGGCTCTAATAACATCACTCATATTGGCGATGGTATTCACTATCAACTTGAGTGCATGCCCTAGCACTGTGCCGAATCCAAATGCTGACCGCACTGCAACAGATAATGCAGTGATGGTGAAGTTCAAGAAGTCCATGAATGGGCTTGCTTGCTTGGCCCATTTCAGGATTTCCAGACCAAAGAGTTCCGCTCTGATCCTCGCTTCATCTAGGTTTGCAGAAGTCCCCTCCAGCTGTTCATTCAGTTCTCGCATCCAGGGTGCTGCAACCCTGGTGGCCAAAACCTTCATGAACTCTCGCATCCTCCCAAGAGTTCTGGTGGTTGTGGCTTCGAGGAGTTCCAGA